AACTCTTCGTATGCATACAAAGGATCGCCCCATCTATTAGACTTGAGTCTATCGAGTCTGGATTTATGCCCAGTCCAATGCGTTAGTTCATGGAGTAGAACGGCGTAGTAAGCTTCAGGACTATCGAATAGTTCTTTATCAGGCATTCCAATATAATCTTTTTGCGGGTTAAAGAATGCACCCTTTTGGCCGTGTTTGATAATCGCGTTAGTGTTCTTTATGAATTGTTCTACTCGTTCGATCTTTTCAAAAATTGTTTCTGGTTCTTTTTCTTCCACTGGGTTGAGTTCGGCGTAAGTTTTAGCATTGTCTTTAATGACACTTACAAAGGGCGTTTTTAACTTGGTGACTTCTTTACCGTTTTCTTTAACTGTTACGGTTTCAAATACTGCTTCTTTTACCATCTCGGCATTAAATACAGTGAGATTAGTATTTCGGAAATAATCGGGCTTTTCTTTTTGATCGCCGGTTTTTCCGTTCTCATCAGGATCTTTGTTATAGCATGGGAAAGTACAAAAGATTTTAGCGTCGTGGGACTTGCCTACAACTTGGAATCCCATCTCTGCCCATCCGTTGTAAGTATTCCAGTAGGGGCTTTTGAATTCTTGCTCTTGGGCCACACTGTTTAGAATCAATTGGTTTAGAAATGATCCGTAGACTCTTCCGGTCTTCGCATTACGTGGAACGATTGCTGTACCATCGCGCCAACTCTTAGACCAGTCTGTACCTTGAGATTGCATCATATCTATCACTTTGTCTGTTACCCATTGGCAAGCCTTCTCATTTGAACTTTGCTTGGTAGCAGATTTCTTTTTATAAGTTTTCTTAGCCATGTTTTAATCACTCCGTTGTTATTTAATGATACGCGTTGTTATGCGTTGAGACAATGAAAACATTATTATAAATATGCTGTCAATAGGTGCAAACAAGAAAAAACAATAAAATGTGTAAAATTACCAAAATAGCGTTATTGATATATTGATATATAAGAAAATGCGCCGTAGGTTTTCTCTTATGGATAAAAAGAAATTAACGCCGCGTCAGGCCGCTTTTGCTAGGGAAATTGCTAAAGGCTCAAATTATTCTGAGGCCTATAGACTTACGCATAACGTTAAAGAGTCAACCACGGCGAAGAGCATTAATACAATTGCTTCCAGACTGGCAAGCAAAGTTGAGATTAGGTTGAGAGTCGAAGAGCTACAAGCTAAAAGAGAACGTGCGGTAATCAATTCTGCTGTATCTGATAGAGATCAGGTTTTAAAACATTTACGACTCTGGATCACTGGCGAACAAGAAGCAACGGCCGCGCAATTAAGATCCGCCGACTTACTAGGTAGAACTGTTACGGGATTGTTCAGTGATAAGGTGGAAATTGTTTCAGAGACCAGAGACTCAAAAGAGATTGCCGACGATATACGCAAACGTCTGCAAATATTAACTGGCTCAAATGATAGTGACGACAAAAAAGAACTTCATTAAATACCGCCAATAAAAGGATTGCGCAAAAACTTTTTTTTCTGCATATGCCATGATCAATTACCAGGATACCCGTACCCCCCTAGACAAGCAGACGTACCTCGAAATATATATATAGTAATTCACTCAAACAATTTGCAAAATCTCATATTTTCTGATGACACTCATTTGCACTGATTACCCTTTTTTTACAAGAAAACGCCCAGGAGTCCCAGCCCCAAAAAAATTTTCTGCAAAAAATTAAAGATAGGTGCCACCCCAGCCAGCGAAAACATAATATTTTTTGTAAAAAAGGTGTTGATATTTGTCAATACCCTGTATATGCTAAACTCCTGCGGTAAGTTCTTACAGGTAATTACCTGATCAGTTAATTACATAAGTCTGGAATTTACTGACTGTGTAATTACTTAAATTTTTTTTTGATAAAAAATTTTAAATTTCCTGGGTTTCTATTATTTGCAATAACAGTGTTAGGATCAAATCAGTTAATTACCTGATCTGATCTGATCAGGAATAGAACTATGTCTATAGTACCTGAAGAAGTTTCAGAGAATATTGATCTTTTGCCAGCAGAAGAGCAACGCCAGGTTTTAAAATTACTTGAAGCATATGAAGGTGCTTTAAAAAGGGAAGAGGCTCAATCTTCTTATCTTGGCTTTGTCAAACACATGTGGCCTGCATTCATTCAGGGACGGCACCACAAAGTTATGGCTGAGGCTTTTGAAAGAATTTCCAGGGGTGAATTGAAGCGGCTTATTATTAATATGCCTCCCAGACACACCAAGTCTGAGTTTGCTTCTTATTTGTTACCTGCATGGTTTCTGGGTCAGTACCCAGATAAAAAGATTATACAGACGGCACACACCGCTGAGTTGTCAGTTGGGTTCGGCAGGAAAGTTAGGAACCTGGTTGATAGTGAAGATTTCAAAAATGTTTTCCCAAAGCTGGCTCTGAGGGCTGATTCCAAAGCCGCTGGCAGATGGAGTACCAACGCAGGAGGAGAATACTTCGCTATTGGCGTTGGGGGTGCAGTGACGGGTAAAGGCGCGGATCTCCTGATAATTGACGATCCCCATAGTGAGCAGGAAGGACAAAGCGCAGATCCGTCAGTGTTCGATAGAACCTATGACTGGTACACATCCGGCCCTCGCCAGCGACTCCAGCCAGGAGGAGCCATCGTTATTGTGATGACCCGCTGGCACATGAGAGATTTAACAGGAAAAATTATAAAGGCTTCCGCTCAGAGACAAGGTTCTGATGAGTGGGAAGTGATAGAGTTTCCGGCAATCATGCCATCAGGTAACGCCCTGTGGCCTGAGTTCTGGAGTATCGAGGAGTTGAACTCCTTGCAAAGTGAACTACCCGCTCCTAAATGGAACGCACAGTACCAGCAAAACCCAACCGCCGAAGAAGGCGCACTAGTCAAACGCGAATGGTGGAAGCGATGGGAACAAGATCGTCCTCCCCAATGCGAGTTTGTAATACAATCATGGGACACGGCATTCCTCAAAACCCAACGGGCAGATTACTCTGCTTGCACAACATGGGGTGTATTTTACACACCAGACGATGAGGGTGTGACGGTACCCAACATTATCCTTCTCGATGCCTATAAAGCCAGGATGGAGTTCCCTGAACTCAAGAAGACGGCTTTTGAGATGTGGCAGGAGATGCAACCAGATGCTTTCATTGTTGAAGGCAAGGCGGCAGGTATGCCGTTGATATTTGAGTTACGGGCAATGGGGATTCCGGTATCGGAATATACCCCGTCCCGTGGCAACGATAAAATAGCAAGGGTTAATGCCGTTGCTGATTTATTCGCATCCGGTACCGTATGGTGTCCAGAAACTCGATTTGCTGAGGAGGTGATAGAAGAGTTTGCTTCTTTCCCAGCAGGTGAGCATGATGACCTGGTAGACTCATCTACCCAGGCTCTTCTAAGGTTTAGACAGGGAGGATTCCTGAAACTACATACTGATGAAGAGGACGAGCCTATCTATAGAAAGTCGGTGAGCTATTATTGATGGACTATTCTTTAGTTAATACATGGTTTATTGAAAATGCTTTACGCCCTGTATTTAGAAGGAAGTGTCTTTTAGGAAAGAAAACATTTTATCCAAAGAAATGGTTTAGACCAACCAAAGAGCTTGAGGATTCCTATAATGAAATCCTTGAAGAGCTGAACAAGATGATGAAGCGGGTAGATGATTTCCCTGTTTTTCAACATATCAGCCCTGACCAGCTTTATATATCAGATGATGATAAATGGAAAATGTTCTTTCTCAAGGCAGGCAATATAAAGTTTAAAAAGAATTGTGAACAGTTCCCTGTCACGATGAGCATATTAGATAAATACCCTGAAATCGTTTCGGCGTATTTCTCAGTGCTAGGGGCAAACAAAGCATTGATGCCGCACTGTGGGCCTTGGTCTGGTGTTCTCAGGATGCACATGGGAATGCACATACCTGTAGAAGGCAAAGGATGTCTTCTTGTATGTAACAAGGAAGAGTATAGATGGAGTGAAGGCAAGGTGGTGGTATTTGATGATACCTATGAACACTTTGCAGTTAACTATACAGAAAAGAATCGAGTCATATTATTCTTGGACATTATGCGTCCATTGCCTTGGTTCTGGGACAAAGTAAACAGATTTGTAGTGTGGTGCGCTAGGTTTAGCCCTTACTTCAGGACACCGATAAAGCGTCACAAGGAATGGGAAAAGGTGTTCTACGATGACGGTCATGGATGTTAAAGACGTAGCGGCAGAACTTACCGCGCATGAACGCGAATGTGCTTTACGGTATGAGCATATTCAGGAAAGGCTTGAGGCTGGTGAAAAACGATTCGCCAGGCTGGAAGCCATGATATGGGGTCTATACGTTATATTAATTGGTTCCTCCATAATACCGCAACTTATTAACTAAGGAGGCTTCATGCCTTTTTTGCAGAGCAACATCCCGCACTTCAAGTGCTGGGTGCGTAGGGAATATACCCACAATCATAACAAGTATCATGGAGAGTTTATCCATGCAATGGCAATAGCCGTTACTACAATACCCTGTCGATGTCTGAGCTTTCAGGTAATCTTTACTGGAGCAGAGACTTACGACAACGATGAACCCAATGTTCATGGCGGGGCTATGTGGGCAAGAATGCCAATTACAGCACTGGTAGGTGATACCCCTTTTGAGGAGTGGCCCGAACCAATGCCTGTATGGGCGGCACAACCCTGGGACTGTTCATCGAGGACACATGCAGTATATGTTCTCGACAGATGTACACCTTGTCCCTGGTTGGCAAAGATTGATGGCGAGTTCTATCCTGCCAAGTATTATTTTACCGTGGATTACACCGATTCCGAGATTGGTGATGATCCTGCACAACACAAACAATCCCATGTTCTGGAACTGCTTGATGCAGGCGAATGGACAGGGAACATTATTGCGTTACCGAATAATCGTGTCAGGGTGACTCATCCAGCTTGGTTTGAGTCTGGAGATGGCGCACCTGACTTTAGACCGTCCCAGCATGTCCATTATAGTAAGTCTGATCTGGATTACACGCTGGATGTGAACAGAGTATTTGATAATTTATATTCAGGGGTTAAAGATGAAAAAGAAATCTAAAGGCTATGCCAGAGGCGGAAAGACAATGAAGCCAAAAGGTATGAATGCTGGCGGTAAAATGCCTATGGTTGAGAAAGACGGCAAGATGGTTCCAGCGTTTGCCGCTGATGGCAAAGGCAAGATGATGGGTGGCGGAATGGTGATGATGTCTCCAGAAGAGAAACGCATGATGCGTATGGGGGGAATGCCAAGGATGTCCACCAAAATGATGGCAGGCGGTGGCTTAACAGGTGCCTTAAAAGCTGATATGAAGAAGGCGAATAAGGGCGGCATGATGAAGTCTAAGATGGGTACAAAGGGCGGAGTCAAAGGCGGAAGAGGAAAAGGTTGAGATATGAAAAAAGTTAAACAAGAGAAGGTATCGGCAGGCACTCCCTACACTCCAGAGAAAAGTGAAACGTTAGGAAACTTTGTATCCTCTGGTGCGCCAATTATTAAACCTACAGTTGCAAGAGGTTCAGGTGCCGCAAGACCCCAAATGTTTAGAAAAAACGGCTAAGGCAAAAAACATTAAAGCTCTTATAAAGCGTGGTGCGGCTGTGTTAAAAAAAGCCATGACAATCAGAGACAACGCTGTGGTTTATATTTCTCCAGAAGATGGAAAAAAGAAAATGCGTAAACGCAAAATTTCTTTAGAAGCCGCATTTCAGAAAGAAAAAAAATCCACAGGTAAAAGGAAAAGATAATGGCGATAGATAAAGCACAAAATCCTTTTCTGCCTGAGCTTGTGGGACAAGCCGAAGAAGAAAGCATAGATATAGAGATTGTTAATCCTGAAGCTGTATCTATTGAAACAGAAGACGGCGGTGTATTAATAGACTTTGATCCAGATAATCCCTTGACTGGAGGAATGAGTCACGAATCTAACTTAGCCTTGTTCATGGAAGAGCGTGACCTGTATGAGCTATCATCAGATTTGTTAGGTGCTTACGCGGCAGACAAGGATAGCAGGGCAGATTGGGAAGACTCTTACATGAAGGGTCTTGATCTTTTAGGACTAAAGTTTGAGGATAGGTCTGTACCTTGGGATGGTGCTTGTGGTGTTTTTCACCCGATGTTATCAGAGGCCGTTGTCAGATTTCAGGCACAAACCATACAGGAAATATATCCAGCTTCCGGCCCCGTAAAGACTCGTATAGTTGGAAAGTTGTCTGATGAAAAGACAAGCCAGGCACATCGAGTACAGAATTACCTAAACTATCTCATTACAGAAAGAATGACGGAGTATAGAACAGAGACAGAAAAACTTTTGTTCTCTTTGCCAATAGCAGGCTCCGCCTTTAGAAAAGTTTACTACGATCCAAATATGGCAAGACCATGTGCTATGTTTGTTCCAGCAGAAGATTTTGTGGTTAGCTACGGCGCATCTGATCTAACAACATGCGAAAGAGCAACGCATGTTATGAAAAAAACTTCCAATGAAATCAGGAAGTTACAGGTATCTGGTTTTTATTTGGATGTTGACCTAACTGCTCCAACGCCAGATATAAGCAACATACAGGAAAAGTATAACAGGCTAACGGGTGACTCAGATAACTACGAGTATGATAATCGTCATACGTTACTTGAGATGCACGTTGATGTTGATCTTAAAGGATTTGAAGATACAGAAAGAGGAGAGCCTACAGGGATAGGGCTTCCTTATGTTATCACTATAGATAAGTCATCGAGTCAGGTATTAGCAATTAGACGAAACTGGCACGAAGATGATCCGAAGCGATTGCCTAGACAGCATTTTGTTCATTACCAATATTTGCCTGGATTTGGATTTTATGGTTTTGGATTAGTCCACATGATTGGTGGATTATCTAAGTCTGCTACATCGTTATTAAGACAACTGGTTGATGCAGGCACGTTAGCTAATTTACCAGGTGGACTCAAGGCAAGAGGTCTTAGGATCAAGGGAGATGATACTCCTATAATGCCAGGCGAGTTCAGGGATGTGGATGTGCCTGGTGGAACAATCAGGGATAACATTACGTTTCTTCCCTACAAAGAACCAAGCAATGTGCTTTATTCTTTATTAGCAGACATAGTGACAGAGGGAAGAAGATTTGCTTCAGCCGCAGATGTGAAAGCCTCAGACATCAATGGCGAGGCACCTGTTGGCACTACGCTGGCAATACTGGAAAGAGAAATGAAGGTGATGAGCGCAGTGCAAGCGCGGGTTCATGCTTCAGTAGGTAAAGAATTAAAAATACTTTCTAACATAGTAAGAGATAACGGGCCAGAGTCTTATCCTTATGAGCTTTCTGATGACCCTCTGGTCTCTGAAGATTTCGATGATAGAGTAGATATTATTCCGGTTTCTGATCCTAATGCAGGCACGATGGCACAAAGAATAATGCAGTACCAGGCGGCATTGCAGTTAGCGACCACGGCACCTCAGATGTATGATATGCCGTTGCTTCATAGGCAGATGCTTGAGGTGCTTGGCATTCAGGATGCAGACAAGATTGTTCCTTTAGAGGACGACATGAAGCCTGTTGATCCTATTTCTGAAAATATGAACATTATTATGGGTGAGCCTGTGAAGGCATTTATTTATCAGGATCATGAGGCACATATCCAGATACACATGTCGGCAACAGAAAATCCACAAATACTTGAATTGATGCAAAAGGCTCCAAACGCCAAAGCGGTAGAAGCGGAGTTGTCAGCTCACATCCAAGAACATTTGGCATTTGCCTATAGGCAGAAGATAGAGGAGGAGCTTGGTGTAGCGTTGCCTCCGCCAAATGAAGCATTGCCAGAAGACATTGAATTACGCATATCAAGATTGGTTGCTCCAGCCGCCGCACAGGTTACAGGAAAAGCGCAACAAATGGTTCAGGCAGAAGAGAATGCGAAGCGTATGCAAGATCCTGTGGTGCAGATGCAACAGCGTGAGCTTGCTATAGAAGAAGGCAAGGCAATGGCTAAAGCTCAGGCAGACATGGCTAGAATACAGCTTGACCTTCAAAAAGCTCAAGAGAAAGCAACGCTTGATAGAGAAAAGATAGACAGTCAAGAAAGAATAGAATCTGCCAAGATCGGGGCTAAGGTTGCCTCAGATGCGATTCGGCAAGAAGAGATTGATTCCAGGGAAGCCATAGAGGGGGCTAAGATGGGAATGGATTTAGTAAAAGATTTGATAGAAGATGAGTGATCGTCTTTCTGTAAATGCACTAGAGACTCTAAGAGAAGAAATCCGCAAGCAAATGAATGATATGTCGGATCATATTTCTGGTGGGGGCTGTAGTGATTTCGGTGAATATCAACACTGCACAGGCATTATTAAAGGCTTGGCAGTGGCAGAACGAGAGCTTCTTGATTTGAATGCAAGAATCGAAGAAGTATAGTTTCTCCGCATAGGGCGGTGCAAGGTGGCTCTGGACACCATTTTCCAGTGCAAGAGTAGGTAACATGGAAGCAGTAAAAGATATTGATGAGATGGAGCCTGAAAAGGCTCACCAACTACCAAAACCTCAAGGTTATAAGATTCTTATAGCTTTACCTGAACCAGATGAAAAAACGGAAGGCGGAATAATAAAGGCAAAACAAACGATATACTTGGAGGAGATCGGGTCTATTGTTGGCTTTGTCATGGCTTTAGGGCCGGACGCTTATGCAGATAAAAAACGATTCCCAAGTGGGGCGTACTGTAAAGAAGGCGATTTTATTATCATGCGTTCTTATTCTGGAACGAGAATTAAAATTCATGGTAAAGAGTTTAGGTTAATCAATGATGACAGCGTTGAGGCTGTGGTCGATGATCCTAGAGGAGTATATAAAGCATGAGTGAAGAGCAGGCAGTTGAGCAGACGGAAGCAAGAACTTCTTTTGAGGATAAATTTCTGGGAGTTCGGCACAAAATAAATACGAAGCAGGATGAGGTCGTAGAAGAGCCTAATCCTGAATTTGACCTTGAGGTGGTGGATGACAGACCACCAGAGGATCGCAGACCTCCCAAGAAAGAAGAGGCATCTTCCCAAGAAGATGAAGAAGAGCTTGAAGGGTACAGCGAGAAAGTAAAGAAGCGCATTAATAAGCTAAAGTACGAGCAACACGAAGAGCGTAGACAGCGTGAAGCGGCTGAGAAAATGCGTGAAGAAGCAGTTCGGGTGGCACAACAATATGCCAACCAAAACCAACAGTATCAGCACATTATCCAGAATGGGGAGGCTATGTTAGTCACCCAGATCAAAGATCGTGCGGCTTTAGCTGTTGAGCAGGCAAAGGCTCAGTATAAAGAAGCCTATGAGTCGGGGGAGACTGATAAGGTAGTGGAAGCTCAAGATGCGTTGTTAAACGCTAATTCTGAGCTTAGGGAAGCCAATAATTACGAAACTCAGTTTAACCAAAGAAAGCAACAATACGACCAGTATGTGCAGTCTATGGGGCAACAGCCTCAGCAACCAGCACAGCAACCAATGCAAGAGCCTCAGCAAATGGCTCCTAAGCCGACTGAGAAAGCAACGCAGTGGGCGAAAAACAATCCCTGGTTTGGGGATGAAGAGCATAAAGACATGACTGCCTTAGCTTACGGAGTTCATGAAAAACTGGTTAAGAATCATGGGTTTGACCCAGATTCTGAAGAATATTTTCAAGAAATAGATCGCACTATGCGATCTAAATTTCCTGAATATTTTGGGGAGGAAGATGGTCAACAAGTGCAGACCCCTTCACCTTCCCGAAGAAGTTCGACGGTAGTAGCACCAGCGTCAAGAAACAATGGTGCAAAGCCGCGCAAAGTGAAGTTAACGCAGACCCAGGTGAATCTCGCTAAACGCCTTGGGTTAACCAATGAACAATATGCCAAACAACTCATACAAGAGGAACTAAGATAATGGCTGAACAGCGCACCCCAAGGTCTGAGGATGACCGTAAAGTAGAAGAGAGAAGCAGTGATTCATGGGTTCCACCATCCGTTCTCCCAACCCCTGCCCCGCAGGATGGGTGGGTTTTCAGATGGGTTAGAACCAGCACACTGGGAAATTCAGACAACACCAATGTTTCACAGAAGTTTCGTGAAGGTTGGCAACCAGTAAGGTCAGAAGATCATCCTGAGCTTCAGGTAATGTCTGATATTGAATCTCGTTTTGAAGGAAACATTGAAATAGGTGGTTTATTGCTTTGCAAAGCTCCAGAAGAAAAAATGGCGCAAAGGCAAAAGCATTATCAAGATGTTGCCTCACAGCAGATGCAGTCTGTTGACAACAGCTTTATGAAAGAAAATGATCCGCGTATGCCTCTCCTCAAACCTGATCGAACTACGCGCACAACTTTTGGTCGAGGATAAATCCTCTTTTTAATAATTTCACATCTTTAGGAGATGAGTTATGGCAACTTCAGCCGCCCCTACTGGGGCTGAACCTGTAGGCACGTTAAGTGCTAGCGGTTCTTTTACTGGCAAAGTTCGCCACATTAAAATTGCAAGTGGTTATAGCACGGCAATTTTTTATGGCGATTTTGTAAAATTAGTTAGCTCTGGAACTGTGGAGAAAGACACAGGAACAACTTCTTTGACACCTGTTGGTGTCTTTATGGGTTGTTCTTACACAGATCCTAGTACCAGCCAGCTAACATTTAACCAGACCTTTCCCGCAAGCACAGCGGCTTCTGACATCATGGCGTATGTTCTTGATGATCCGAATGTTCTGATGCGTATGCAAGGAGATGCTACTTTGGCTCAGACTACACTTGGAAACAATGTAGCTGTAGTTCAAACGGCTGGTTCAACCTCAATTGGTCGCAGTAAGAATGCAGTTGATTCTAGCACTGTGGCTACAACTAACACACTGCCGTTAAGGATCATTGACTTTGTTGATGGCCCTACTAGCACAGTGGGTGATGCGTTTACAGATGTCATCGTTAAGTTTAACGTAGGACATATATACGTTAACACCACTGGCATATAAGGAGACTGACTAATGGCTATTTCAAGAGCGCAGATGCTCAAAGAGCTGTTGCCAGGTCTTAATGCCCTGTTCGGCTTAGAGTATGAGAAGTATGAAGATGAGCATACGATGATTTATGAAAGTGAATCATCAGATCGTTCATTTGAAGAGGAAGTAAAACTTTCGGGTTTTGCGGCGGCACCTGTTAAAGCTGAGGGAGCGGCAATTAGCTACGACTCAGCGCAGGAGTCTTTTACTGCTAGATACAACCACGAAACCATTGCAATGGGATTTTCGATCACTGAAGAAGCTATGGAGGATAACCTCTATGATTCTTTATCTGCTCGTTACACCAAGGCATTGGCTCGTGGCATGGCGTATACCAAGCAAGTAAAAGCGGCTTTTCCTCTAAACAACGGTTTCACCAACTCATTCCAGTCTGGTGACGGGGTTAACCTGTTTACTGCATCTGGCGATGGTGTAACTGGTGGTGATGGACACCCGCTTGTAAGCGGCGGCAAGAACAGCAACCGTCCTGCGACAGCGGCTGATCTTAACGAAACTTCATTAGAAGATGCAGTGATTAACATTGCGGCGTTTACTGATGAGCGTGGACTTTTGATTGCGGCTCGTCCTAGACGATTAGTTGTTCCGCCTGCGTTGCAATTCGTTGCAACTCGTCTGCTAGATTCGGATTTGCGTACTGCAACAGCAGATAACGACATCAACGCAATCCGTAATAACGGAGCGATACCAGAAGGCTATTCAGTCAATCATTACTTGACTGACACAAACGCTTTCTTTGTTATCACTGACGTTCCAAATGGAATGAAGCACTTTGAGCGTACTTCGCTTGAAACTTCTATGGACGGCGACTTTGACACAGGTAATGTTCGTTATAAAGCTAGAGAGCGGTATAGTTTTGGTGTATCTGACCCTCTGGGAATCTATGGTTCTCCAGGTACATCGTAACCCTGCGGGGGGCTTTGTCCCCCCATTTTTTTGTTCCATGTGGAACATTTTAATTTCCCTGACTGCGTAAGCAGACACTAGCCAAGACAGGAGAATATAATGGCTAATACAACTTTTAATGGCCCAGTCCGTTCAGAGAATGGATTTACGGTTATATCCAAAAACAGTACAACAGGTACTGTTACAACTGAGTTCACCCTTGATGGAAACGGCTTGCAGGTCACTCCAGTTGCCTTAGCAGATACAACAGCTATTTCGCTAACAGCAACGGCTCATGGAGGAAGAACCTCTGTAGTTCCTGCTCTGTCAGCTAA